CTAAAAAAGGGCCATGGTTTTATCATTTTCTTCGTTCCTTTTATCTTGAAGAAGGTGGAAATATGTTCGCTGAGTAATAGAAATATTACTGTGTCCTAAACGTTCACTCACATAGGCAACGTCAACGCCGTTATTAATTAGATAACTTGCATGTGTGTGTCTAAGACCGTGGAATGTAATTTGTTTTGTTCCAGTTTCCTTTATAATATTTTTTAATTCACGAGTATAGTAATTTTGTTCATGTTTATCTCCAAGAAAGTGAATGTCTGTTTTGGGGTATTTATCTTTATAACGATCTAATTGAACAAAGAATTTATCTGGCATTACAATGGTTCTGATTGATGATGGCGTTTTGGGCGTCACATATTCAAAAGGGTACTGATTTGTCTTATTTTGAGTAATAGAGATGGTTTTATTGTCCAAGTCGATTGAATCATAAGTTAAGGCTAAAATTTCACCTAAACGCATACCAGAGAGTAATGAGATATAGATAGAAAAACGTTGTGGAGTAATATCATTTTTTTCTATATAAGTTAGAATTTTATTCATATCATCAGTTTCAAGGTAGTTAATGCTTTTGACTTCATTCTTTATATTTGGAATTTTAATATTTGAAGTTGGATTTGTTTTTATAATTCCGTCGTTAAATGCTTCTTTCAAAGGCATGGATAAACGAATTAGTGTTTGCTTAGTTGTGCTTGCTTGATGTGTTTCCGAAAATTTATTAACAAACTCTTGAATATCCTTTCGTGTAATTTCTTGTAAATAAAAATTCTTAAAATATTTATGAACAATCTTTTGTGTACTCAAATGATTAGAAATTGTTTGAGTCTTTAATTGCTGTTTGAAGTGACTATCAAGCCAGTGATCATAATATTCAGTAAACAACGTATTGTCTGAATTAAATTTACCATTTTGAATTTCAGTCAATCTTTCTGCTTCGTATGCTGTCGCCGCTGCTTTTGTTTTAAATCCGCTTTTCCTTTCTCGTTTGTGTTCGCCGTTAGGAGTAGTGTAGCTAATATAAGCTTGCCATGTTTTTCCTCTCTTTGTAGCCATGTTAATTTAAACCTAACCTTTCCTTTTAAAAATTGAGTAGTTTAAAGACGTACTCGGGTCTGATATAATATCAAACGGGAGTAATCCTGTGGGAGCGTATATCCATTAGCTTGCCGGCGAGGGGGATATGCGCTTTTTATTTTGCAATTATAATTTTCAATGGTATAATTTAGGTACGAGTTGAGATAGCTTTCGTTATCTCTGATTAAACCACTTAGGAATGGACGCCCGAGTGGTTTTTATTTTGCAAATATAAGCATTAATGTTATAATTGACTTACGAAATACGGCAAGTGGGGTACCTCTTGTTCTTAAACCATTTGGGAGTGATCGCCTGAATGGTTTTTATTTTGCAATTATTCATGTATACATCTATTTGGCGTCACGATCACAAACGACGCTAGATGGGAGGTACTTCAAATTGTTGTATTTCGCAAATGCTGTATTTACAGCTATCTTGTCATTGATCGTATCGGTTTTAGCGCCGTTCATCATTGACGCAATTAAACGTTACTTACGTAAGTAGTGTTTTGCTCCACTTCGGTGGGGCTTTTTTATTGCAAATGAATCATGTTGGACTCGAACCAACGACCGGACGGTTATGAGCCGTCTGCTCTAACCAACTGAGCTAATGATTCAGAGAAGCTTTTAAAGTCTTCACGGTTGGACTATCTTGTAGTAGGCATTATCTGTTTATTGCTCGATTAAAGATTTTAAACTGCTTAACTTTTGTTGCTGGTAAGCTAGATTTGCTTCTTGAATGCCATCTAAACCAATTATGTGCATAACATCTTTAAAAAAGTTAGAATCTTGAAATGCATCATATAAAAAGTCATCATTTAATTCTTGGGGCATATTGTAGTCGATATCACTCATGTACTCGAATACAATGATTTTACCTTCAGTGCTATCAAGAAAAACACCACTTTGAGGGCTAAGTTCAATATAAAATGTATTTTGGACTTTTATCTGAGAACCGTCTCGTGCAATTAAGTTGAAATCCGGAGACATTATGTAAGCATTAATGATATTTAAATTTTTCTCTAGTTTATTTTTATAGACCTGAACTAATTTAGCTGCTATATTAGTTAATTCTGTTAGAATGGGGCTAACTTTTTCTTGATATATTGAGTCATCCATAACTTTACTCCCATCAGCTTTTAGTGTGGATCAGTTTATTGCACATATATGTATGCCACCTTCGGGTGGCTTTTTTATTTAGCCAAATTTAATCATTTGATTTGACTCGCTTGTATTTGGCTTAAGTGCTTCTGCAACATCATCTTCATAATCGTTTGGTGTTCCTGTAACGGTCATAAATGTTAGCCAGTTGTTAGATCCTTCATAAGCTTGCCATCTGTCCAGAATATAGTCTAATGCCAAATGATGCGCCTCGGCTTCATCTTTATTTCGAACATCATATTCAGTCCATTGTCTGTGATGTTGATTTTTAGCATGCTCATATTCTTCAGCTAATTCAAAAATAGTGGTGCTATCAGGATTATACATAATGACGCTTGCTTTGCAGTCTGTAAGTGCATGGGTTGAAGATAGTGGAACTTGTTCCACAGAAAAGCCTATTTGCTTAATTGATTTTAGGATATCTTCAATAATCCATTCTTCAATTGTATCCATTAGCTAATCCTCTTTTCGAGGGTACTTAGCAAGCACAGCTTTAATGATTTCCCAGTCTTCATCACTGATTGGCCTACCACCGGCTGATATTAAATCGTCACGTTCAGAGTCATCGACTTTACGCAAATCTATTTTTTCAGTTACAGCATTCGATTGTTTAGGGTGCATCTCATCAGTGTTACCCAATAGGTAATCTACTGATACGCCCAGGACTTCGGCGACGGCTTTAACGGTTACCCGACGAGGTTGCTGTTCATTGTTTTTCCATTTATATATTGTGTTTTTTGATAATCCGGCATCCTCAGCTACTTTTTGTAGACTCATGCCTCTATCTCCGGAAATCTTTTTTGTGCGCTCAAATAGCGTCATATCAATACTCCTTAGGATTAATAAAAATTAAAAAGATAAAAAAAGATAAAAACGCTTGATTAATTTTACCCCTAGGGTTATTATTAACTCATCAAGTAATAAAGCAACTCAAAAAGCAAGTAAATATCAAGCGTACTTTTAGTGAGTTAGAAGTGATAGATACAGCTGTTCGTTGCGGTTTTTAACTATGCACTCATTTTACCCCTAGGGTAAAAGATAGTCAATAAAAAATACTTGTTTAGTTACACTACGTTAGAAAGGAGGATGAAATAATGTCAGGACAGTCTATTGAAAAATATAAAGCCGTCAATTCATTGATTATTGAAATTTCTAAAGATGGGCAAACAAAAACCAATCCAGCAATGGTGCAAGCGTTGGCTGAATTGGTAAATGCTACTTCTACTATGCAGTCGTTCTAACGTATACAACTTTGTCAGATGTGAAGTAGAACTTATGTTCGTCGTCGGTGTTCAAGGTTCCTATAAAAGCATCACGTTCACGACGAATATGGTCGAATGTGAGACTGCTTCCGTCTATAAATTGTACAAGGACACGTTTATCACTTAGCAAATTCAAAAAATCATCCATAATATTTCTCCTTTCATTCAGTGTGGGGAGTATCAAACTCAAGATAATTATAGCAGTAAAAAAGGAGGTAAAAATATGGTAGAAACATCAATTGTCAATGAAATGACAACTGCACAAGCACGGGCACGTTTAAATTGGTCACTAATTGACTTCAATAAATATTTAAAGATGAATGGATTTAAGCGTCCAGAATTAGCTCAACAAATTGGAGTAAGTAAAAAATATGTTGATGATTTGTTAACTGATAAGACTCGTGGAGCTGGAGCAATAGAAAAGTATCAACAGCTAATGAATGTCACTGGTTATAAAGGTGACAACATTTATATCGGAAAATAAGGAGGCGTAACAATGGAAAACGTAATTATTGTAGAGAATGGCGAACCGATGACAACTTCCTTAGAAGTAGCTGAGAAATTTGAGAAAAACCATCGAGACATTTTAAAGGCTATTGATTCGGTAATTAAGGGTCTGCGAAAAAGTTCGCAACCCCAAAAAGTAGATGAACGGTTTATCGAAGGTACCTATGTGCATGAACAAAACAATCAAACATATCGAATGTTCAAAATGACTAAAGATGGATTCATGTTAGTAGCCATGGGATTTACTGATAAGAAATTTATGGATACGAAAGTGAATTATATTGATTCGTTTAATGGAATGCAGAAGCAACTTGAACAACAAGCACAACGTCAATTCTTCATACCAGAAACAGTTGATCAACAAATTGAACGTGAGAAGCTTGCGTTACGAAAACGAACAGCTGACACATCACGAGCTCGTGAAATCCGCTCATGGGCAAAAGCTTTAAATAACACTAAGGAAGTGATTTCATTAGCTACTCCAAAAGTATTGAGTATGTTGCTTGATATTCCGGAAGAACAATTAGCGCTAGAAGGACGATAAGGAGAAATAGGTGATGAATATTCAAAAAGCAACAAAAAAAGCCATTGCTCAAGGTAGAGGAATGACTCGGCCTGGTTTCCCCAATAAGTGCTGGCTTCTCCCAACCAATACACCAGAGCGTGTAATTATTTTTAAGGATCGTGAGAAACTTTCTAAATGTTGGAATCCAAATGCTGAAGATTTAATTGCAGATGATTGGATTATTAAATGAAAAAATAAAAACAGGAGGCATAGAGATGAAATTAACCATTGAAGGCACAGAAGAAGAAATAAAAAACACGCTCCAAGCTATTGGTAGTAGCGATGAACGTAAAGAAGATATTTCAATTTCTTCAATAGATAACAGTGAAAATATAGTTGTTCCCAAACCTGTTAGTGAGCATCTTCGTCACCAAGAAGCTCAAGCATGGTCTGCAATACTAGGGCCTCACAATAATCCTTGCTGATTTTTGTACCAGTAATGATTGTTTGATCATTTTCAGTCATATCGTGGTTAACTTTATTGGTTTCGTCTGCAACATTTTTAAAGTGTTCAGGCGTAAAAATAGTTGCATAAGCTTTATCTCGGGCGGAGTAAAAAGCATTTTCTATTTCATTCTTCTCCATTTGTTTTCTCCTTTCTTTAGGGACTAGGCAAATGAGCCAGTAAACACATTATAAAACAAAAGAGGTATAAACATGACACTACGAGAACAAGCACAACAAGCAGCAAAGCAAGCAAATGCATTTGAAACAGCAGTTGCAGAAATTACTGATGATTTGAAAAATGCTGCTGCGAAATATGAAACGTTGTCTTATCAAAAAGGAACATCAGAAGACCGGCTATTTAATTTTGTTAAATCACATCAAGAGTTCTTTGAAAGTGAAGGCTTGCAAGTAAATAGTGACGGAATGAATGTGTATCTTTCATGGGTATAAGGAGACAACAGAATGGGAAAAGCTATTCCATATAAAGGGGGGCAAACTGTAATTCCTGGAGAAGTAGCAACGTTATTAGGCAAATCATACGACTGGTTTCATGATAATTTGCAGTATTCAAAGAAATTCATGAAGGAAGTTCCGAATAAGACACCAGGTTCGAGAGCAACGTATGCATATCACGATGTTATTCGATTTAGGGATTTATCAAATTGGGGTATATAGAAAGGAGGCTAGAAAATGTTTGGAGGATTAGTTGCAGTAATTTGGACAGTATTCGCAGCGATTGGATTTGGAGCGACGGTCGATTACTTTTCAAAACGTTGGGCAAAAAAATAAGCGCACTCTGCTGCAACAGAGAACGCTTAGCAAATGGGAGTATAAACATTAGGACATGTAAATACTCCTCAAATATAGCACAAGAAATTGAGGACAATCAACTATGCAAGCAATAATTACACAGACACAGCAAAATGCCTTACTTAAGAAACAAGCATTAAATCGATTATCGCGGACAGCTTTAGCTGAACAGTTAGGGTTATCAATCCCCACCGTTCGCTCTGTACTAGACACAAAGCCACCCTTTGCAGTAAATAGCAAAACATTCACAGCAGTGAATAATTGGTTAATTGAACAGTTGGATGATTAAACAAATTATGGAGGACAAATGGCATATATACCAGATAAGCAGTTAGACCCACCAGATGACGAGCAACCAATAGCGCTTGACTTTGAAGATAGTGAGCTTTATGACGGTGACATTGTATGGATGGATACAGATGGAAACTATATTGACGACGATGTAGTTGACTCATATTTTGAACAATATTTGCGCTTTATGGGCGCTGAACGAAAAGAACTAGGAGAATAAAACTCATGACAGAAAAATTAATTTTACGCGCTGAAAATAAGAAAGATAAGGAATACAATCCCGTATTTATCTCAAGTGATACGCATTTAAAGTTAAAGCAATTATCAAAATCAACAGGAATTCCAATGCGGACTTTAGCCGATAAAATGTTCAATTTTGCATTAGAAAATTCAACAATTATCAATTCTGAAGATGGGAGCAATCCAGAATAGGAGATTTCACTGATGACGGCAGAAGAACAATATTTGAGTAATCATTTTTTTAATCCTTTAGATGAACCTAAGACAATGGGCGTGGACTTATTGGGGAACTCATTAATTGAAGGAGATGAAGTATACAAGGCCGAAAAAGGACTGCTTCTGGTTAGTGCTTTAACTAAAGGGCAGAAAGAAATGGCTAAAGCACTAGAACTACGAAAGGTGGCGTTGTAATGGCTAAAACAGATATTGAAAGACATGTTGATTTGGCAATTGAACACATTGCGAGCGTTCATTTTCAATCAATTAGAGGTGAGTCAAAAGAGATGGTACTTCAGGCTTTAGGTGAGATTGAAACTACAATCAATCAAGCTATCGAGGCGGTAAAGAATATGTAGGAGGGCTAGTAATGCCAAAATATTTTAAAGAAGGCACAATCCCGGATGTTGGCGATATGTATTTCATTTATGGGGGGAAAGGAACTGGGAAAACTAGTTTATCCAAGAACTTCCCTGGCTTGAAATTAATGTTCAATTTTGATGGTTCAACTAATGCCATTGCTGATACTGATGATATTCGAGTTATTGCATATGATCAAGGTGATGCCAAACAAATTCAGCGTCAATTCATGTACGACTTTAATCAAAATGTTTACAAGAAAGATGAACAAGGCAATGTAATCATTAATCCAGAAATTGGCACGATTGTATTAGATAACGTAACGGCATTGCAGAACTGGGTTATCGACAATATTGAGAACGGTGCAAAAGACGGACGGCAAAATTGGAACTTAACTCAAAAGTGGTTTCGAGATTTGAGTTTCTTATTACGAAAGACACAATTACCTATTTTAGCAACAGCGCACGAAATGTCTGGTGACGTTGTGGGATTATTTAAGCCAGATATGAATGAAAAGACATTTAATGCATTTGCATCGACATTTGATGTGGTGGGGCATATCTACAAAAGTGATGGTGAAAACACGATTGATATGGATCCAGAAAATGGTAACAAAGGTGCAAATCGACTGGATAGTCGTAAAACTATCAAAGCAAACGAATTACTAAATATTAATACAGAAGAAACGAAAGAAGAGGAAATTTAACTATGGCTTTTACTTATGACGCAAACGACATTCGCATGGCATCTACAGGACTTGAATTTGGAGGAGAATACAACGTAAAAGTTATTTCTGCTGAATTTAAGGGGAAGACAAAAAATGGCAATGACTATGCAACAGTACGTTTCGAAGTTTTAGATGGTGACCAACAAGGCGCTCAAATCACGCATGTGTTTATGGATGACGCAGAGACAGAACGTCCATTCCGTTATCGTGAAATCAATGCCATGCTTGCTGGAATGAATTATCAAGGTAGTGGACAAATGACTTTGCAATCCTTGATGCCACAAATTATTAATCAACAACTGGCAGTTAAAGTTAAGAAGTTTGAAAAATCAACAAATGATGAAGGCCGTATTTACTACAATCCACGTATTGAAGACTTTGGTAAATACATGGCTAGTGGTTCAAAAAGCGACAAGCAAAATCCACGACCAAGTAATGATGTTAATTCTCAACCAACAAATGGTGGCTTTAATCCTGCCGACCAAGGTATGACACCACCACCTATGGCACCACAAGGAGACCCATTTGGTGGAGGGTTCTAATGTATGCATTCAAGAAATCAGGCATTTATGGAGACTATGATGTCCTTGATGAGCTTGATGTAGTTACTTATGCCGAGTCTTTACCAGCAGTTCATGAACCAATTGAAGATGTTAGTGAATTCAAAAAAGTATCGGCACAATATTTTACGCCGTCAAATTTGAAAGATGGTCTAACAAGAAGTCGAGAGAATATTAAAGATGTGCAAGGCATCATTTTTGATTTAGATCGTGTCGATAATTGGCATGATTTAATGAGTGATTTTTACGAAATGCTCATTAAAAGCAAAATTGAAATGTATCTTTGGAAAACACCATCTGCATTAGCTTTAGACGGCAATCATGAAAATGGAACACGATTGTATATCCCGCTAGGAGAGCCGATTAGGCCAGAGTTATTACCCCAAGCCGTTGAAGAAGTAGCTAAGTTACTCATTATTGGGGACTTCAATATCTTAAACTATGGTGCTGATATTCAAAGCTCTAAAACGATTGGTCGCTTAATGGGATTGCCATTACAGAAACAAGATACGATTGTTCCATGGGATTTGGAGAATAGAAAGCGATACAAAATACAGGCTGTTTTGGACAAATCAATTTCTACTTTTCAATCTACCAGTGAGAGCGACTTTGTTGGTGCTATGAGTGACGAGCCAACGGTAGAAAATATGACTAACTTTATTAATAACTACACGGAAAAACACGACATTACATTCAATGTCGGTGAGCGGGATAACTCATTAACTAGGGTTTTTGGCGCATTGAAAAAGGCGTTCTCAAATATTGATAGTGATGACCTACTAGATGCATTTTATGAAGCTGGGGTAGCGCAGACTTTAGACAATCCGGAAAAAGACATCGCTAATAAAGCTAAACGACTACTTAAGTAGAAAGGAGGGCTATGGCAAACGCAATTAGACTAAAATCGGTCGTTAATTTCAATTCGTTACGCATTCCTTTTTCTGAAGCAGATGAAGTTGATGGCGGTATGAATACCGACTTTGTTAATCAATTGAGTTGGTTACGTTTAGATATTCAGAAGAACGGCAAGTACAAGTATTCAATTAGTTCAGTTATTGATTTTGCTAGTTGGCTGATTCAATACGACAGTATCGTTATTAAGAATGATTGGGGATACATCTGGAACGGCTCGTTTTGGGATCGGGTTCCTGTTAAACAAGTTACCAATATGATTGATGTTTCAATTTCAGTAATCACTGACCGGCTAAAGGTCAGCTCTAACAAGAAGCGAGAGTTACAAAAAGATGTTAAGCCGTATTTAATTGAGTATTCACGTAGTTTTGATGATTCGCCTAAGACTAACTATATTGGGTTCAAGAATTGGACACTTAATGTCGCAGAAAATAGTTTTTTTAAGCCAAAAAAAGAGATGGCTATTATCGATGGCTTTGATTTTGAACCAGACCCAAATAAAGTTCCTGAAACTTGGGTAGCATATGCCAAATATATGTTTGGTGAAAATGCTAGGTTTCTATGGGCGTGGTTGGGATATGCTTTTCAAGCTAATATGGATTGGAAACAGGGCGCACTGTTCTTATTAGATCCAGTTGGTGGCACAGGTAAAACGCATTTTGTAACTAAGGTTACTCAAGCGATGTTTGGTAGCAGTCGAGTAGGTGCTTTCAAGTTAAAAAATTTGCAAGGAAATAATGCCCGTTTTGAAACAGCCCGTTTTGTAAATAAATCGTTAATGGTTGATGACGATGCTACAAGAGTCAGATTTAAAGAAGATGATACGTTCAAGTCAGTTACTGGTGGCGGCCTCTCCCCAGTTGAGCGGAAGGGGATTGACGGAACGGATTATCGGATTACAGCGAAGATGATTGTTAATGTGAATGAAATGCCCATTTTTAATGACAGCGGAGCAATTAAAAGACGGTTGCACATTATCAAAACAGTAGCCCCTGTAGCAACTGCTGAAGAAATCAAGAAGCGAGATATTTTATTTCCTAATGCTAAGCTGGAAGAAGAAAAGCCAATGTTAGCTACATATGCCATTGAGCAGTACCAACAGGCCGTTAAAGAAGATTGGCAAATCGTTGGAAATATTGCAGATGATATTGTCGCACTTGATCCATTTGAACAATGGCGCCAAACGTTAACGCCACAAGTTGGGAAAGCTGGAGATTTGTATGCAGAGTATGAACAGTATTATTTGAACTTAAATTTATCTGATACTGATAAGCCAATGAGTAAACAGGCTTGGGGTCGCAAAATGATTAATTGGTATGAAAAAGTTAGAAAGCCAGATGCACTTTATTATGACGTGAAGTGAATGAACGATATTTGAATAATGAACGATATATGAACGATACGATGAACGATTATAGGCCGGTGTATAGCCATCATGAACGATATGAACGATATTTCTTTATTTTTACTATATTTAGAAATTTAATTAAAAAATAAAAATAAAAGAATAAAGAGCGTTTTTCATTCATATCGTTCACAAGCCCAGTATAAAGCCATTTTTACTGAGAATATCGTTCATAATATCATTCATTATCGTTCATCGATTTTGGAGAAATAATGAGTCAGAAAATTTTTGAAGCTTTGATTGAGCTAGATAATGATTTTGGTAGTGGGAATGATTTACAACATAACACGAAAACTAACACGGTTTATCGTGGTGCAAAATATCGTGCTTACAAAGATGAATTGATTGAAGCGTTGGACGAACTCAATGATAAGTTTCACGTTCAAGTTCATAAGGGGGACGAGTTAGCTGTAAATCTTACGTTCTATCAAACGAACGTTAATCAAACAACACGAGCAACTAAAGATTTGGATAACATGGAAAAGCCGACTTTAGATGCGATGCAAATTGCCTTGGGGTTTGATGACTCACAAATCGTTAAAAAGGTTAGTCAAAAACAAAGTAATTTCACAAGAGCATTGAGGATAGAGATATGGAAAGCCTAGATAAAGAAGCACAGGCAAGAGGTTACCGTAATTGGCGTGAATTGGAATATTATGAAGGGGAAAATTTTGCTAATGAATTAAAGCGAGATTTGGAATACAGGTAAAAATGAAGGATAGCGAGAGCGGGTAAGTGGTGGGAATTAGGAGAAGAAATGGGTATTAAACAGATTGAAAACTACCAAGTGTCTGATCATGCCCAAGAACGACTAACAGAACGGTTTATGACTAGTAAATCACATGTTAGAGCATGGTTAACTAATTTCAATATGACGGCTCAAAAAGTTAAAGACCAAAACAACGGTACTGAACTATGGCGTAGTAATGATGTGTTTATGGTTATTGATGCAAGTAAGAAAACGATTGTAACGGTATATCCTAAACCAACATCAGATCATATTGTTATTAGCGATATTGTGACGGATTACAAAGCACAAGCGGATTTAAATACGCTAGCCTTTAAGCAAATTCAGAAAGCACAAATTAAATTTGGTGAAGATATGTACGTGCCTTTAATGAATTTGGACTTATTAGCTCATCAGTTGCGTTCTAGCGAAGACATGGCTAATTCATCGGAAATATATGAAAAGCTTGTGAGCGGACTTGCTAGGGTGCAAAAACAAGAAGAAAAAGTTGAAGCATACATTTCAGATATGCAGAAGTTAATTGATTAGGAGAAGAAATGATTTGGTTTTTATTACTAGGATGGGGTGGAATTATCGCCGTATTTCTTTGGTTGCTTGGGAGGATGGATAAATGAGTAAAAAAAGTTATCAGCGATACATCATAGAATTTATCGTTATGGCTGTTTGTAGTTTGATTTTAGCGGTTTATTTTGCTTGTCAGTACGACAATGTTAGCAATGAAAATAAGCGACAACAGACTTTAATCGATAGTCAGAAGAAACAACTTAATGCAGATGAGAAGTACATTAACTCTCTAATCAAAGAAGCAAATAAGGAGCGAAATGATGATTAAATTAAGTGAAGAAGCAATGAAACAATTGAACAAGTTAAAGGTTAAAGTGGATTTTTTGACGCCTTCGGGTGCGTTATCAGAATTAGATGAAGATACCGCACTCTATGATTTATGGTACGAAATCAACAACCACGGAAACAGGACACATAAACAATATTTGCTGATTGATGAGCTTTATGGAAAACATCAACATTTTGAAGAAGAGAAGCCTAAGAAGTATATTGTGCGTGCTACAGATGATAGCGATCAGAGTTGGTATTTATCACGAAATGATTATGGAATTATGGATATGGTGCCCGCTTTTATGATTGCAACTACATTTGATACCAAAGAAGAAGCTGAAAAATGGACGAATCCTTTAACTGAAGTTGTGGAGGTTGAATAATGAAATTTGATGAAGCTATAGACAAGATTTATTTAAATGCAAAAGGTTGTATTTTAGACGCTACGGTTAGTGTGCATTTAGTAAAAGAAGTGCTAATCAATCTAGAGGAAGAATATGCCAAGCCTGTACGAATGACGCGAGAAGAATATAACAATATCATGAAGCTAAAAGAAAATGGAGTTAATCCATTTGATATTGCCACAGTTAAAAATGGTTCAGAAGAATATGATGAATCTGTTGGTAATGAATTAATGTATAGAACATTAAATGTGGAAAACCTAATGCGTGCATGGTTACATCCTGAATTGATTAAGGTGGTAGAAGAATAATGTTTGAAACATTTATGAAAATTGCGTCTATTGTAATAATGATTGAGCTGATTGCTGGTATGACATTATTTTGCTTTAACTGGTTACATAATTCGTGGTTCAATTTTAAGAACTTTCGTGACATCAATAAGCAGTTGAAAAATGGGAAAATTAAGTGGGATGGTGTAAGAGTTTCAAAAAATGGTATATATCCAAAAGCTATCAAGGAGATAGACGATGAAAGTAATTAAAAAGCCAGTGCCTGTTGAGGTATGGCAAATACCTTTTGAACCAGATATGAACTGTTTCCTTCAGACTTTACCTAAAGAGGTTAGAGTTAAGGTTGCAATTGATTATTTTAGTGGAAATCCAATGCTAGAAGGTCATATCAAAAAGATGAGTATTATTTCCCTAGAAGGTGAAATGGACGCTAAGGTAGGAGATTATATCGTTCAAGGTGACCATGATGATGTTTGGGTTGTTCAGCGAGAAATCTTTGAAGATACCTATGACATTGTGGAGTGTTAATAATGAAAATTTTAGGTATAGATATATTAAAATTTGCCGAAGAAGTAGATAGGGGCATGCAGGAAAGTCAAAAAAAGCATGAAGAGATGGAACGAAGCAATAAAGAGTTCAGTGATCGTGTTAGGAAGGATATGAAACGTAGAGGAAGTATGAGATGAATAATTTAGTTGAGTATGATTCTGAATTTCGAGATTTACTAAAAAAGCGTGTTGATTATAGCATGGCATATGGGAATGGAAAACACGAGACGATGTCAGAGCAGATGGTTGCAAACGATATTGGAATTTCTTATACAACACTCCGTAAAGTTTTGAGAGACAAGAATAAGCACACTATTACTAGGGAAAAATATAATCAAATTAATGAGTGGATGAGCAAAAATAAAAACGCCTAGCAGTTGCTAGACGCCTTACACGAAAGAAATCGACAAGTTAATTATATAATAGTGAGGTGAGTGAGTGGCTGATAGGTATGATAAACTTTTAGAAAAGTATTTCACTGGTGGCTTGGATTTAGAGATTAAAATACGTGAGCAAGAGCTTAGACATCCCCAAATGGAAGTAGATGAAAATATCGGTGGTGGTAGGGCGCAAAATAAGCGGTCATACAACGTTGAAAACACAATGGCTAGGATTGAGTCAGATGAATATCTAAATGAGCTCAAACGGCAAAAATCAAAGCTACAGGCGTGCGTTGATATGTTTGATGGCGAGAAAAAAGCAGTATTTTATCAGCATTACAGAAATCGCTTAAATTGGGAATTAATTGGCAACCTGAATAACATTGGTCGACGTACCGCAATCCGTTGGCGAGATGAGTTAAAAATTTTGTGTGAAACGTATAATATTTTTGAAGATGAACTATAAAATAAAACCGCTAAAAGTCAGCAAAAGGGTTGATAAATAGCGGTTTTTCTTTTTATAAAATGTTGACTTTATATCCGATAAGGTATATAATAATTATATTGAATGAGGGAAGGAGGAAGTCATGAGATACAAGGGAAAACATGACAAAGAAAAAGAGCCTTGGTCAAGGTCTGATAAGATTGCTTTTTATAACACGGTACTCACAACCATAGTAACAATCGCAACTCTTATTAAAGAAATCCTAGACTAAAGCTCAAGCCAAGACAGGTCAGAGATGACCTTGTTTTGGTGTATCTCATGATAACAATAACCATGAAAAAGCTCAATAGAACAGAAAAATTACAGATTTTGAACATGATAATTTTGTTAATACTACTTGCCGTAATCTTTTTTAAGTAAGGTGGTCAAGATGATTGATTTAAATGATGCAAATATTATGAGTGCTAAGGAAGCCTCAAATAAGTGGGGAAAGGCTGATAACTATGTTCGGCAAATGATAGCGAAATATCCTGATAAATTTCCAGCAGGATCAGTGCGTAAATTCGGTAAACAGATAGTTGTAACAACTGAAGGTATGGAAGCCGTAACTGGCGTTAAAAAATCTGAACTACCAAAATAATGGCACTTTTTGCCTATTTACATGTGCAATAATGATAGTGTTGATAAATTAAATCAACGGGCACCGTGGCGGAACAGGTAGACGCACATTAAAGGGTGATGCAGCCCCAATGTTGAAAAGCTGTATGTAAGGTGCAAATCCTTACCGGTGTATTGCTTCTATAGCTCAGTTGGTAGAGCAAGGGACTTTTAATCCTTGGGTCGTAGGTTCAAATCCTACTAGAGGGATTTGACTAGGAAGAGAATGTTTGAAAAAATATGGAATAAAAAGTTATATAGAGAAATGGGAGTGTATCGTTAATAATTTTTTTATAGTTAGGTGTACAGTATAGAAATAAAATATTATAATGGAAGGGCTATGTTGAAATATATTGGAAAGTTGTTAACAATAAATGGAACTAGAATTATTTCACGGTACAAACAAAGATCAAGCTGAAGAAATATGCAGAAATAAACCATGCATACCAAAGAGTGGTTCTTATCCTGGTGACGTTGGTAGGGGATTTTATAATTTTTATGAGAATGAAAATTATGAGTATTCTATTAGTGCTGTTCAAGCAGCGACTAGATATGCAGATAAATATCGAGATACTCCATCAGCTGTTGTGAAAACGCTGGTGGATTTTAACCCAGAGCGTGTTCTTGATTTGAATATTGATAGTAACTATTCCCGCTTAATTCAATTTAAAAGTAAAGCACAGGAAGTCATCAGTAAAACAATAGAAGAATATCAAAGACTTCATCCTAATTCGAGGGTAAGTAAACGAGCCAATCCAGATGGCATCGCAATTGAAAGGTTTATAGATTCTTTGCCCGAAAATCCGGTAATCATTTTATGGGACAGATGGGAAGACATAGAACATCCTTCTATTAAAATGAAATCTGGACAAATACCTAATTGTAAAGTAGCTGTCATTAGAGATTTACGTATCATAAAAAAACAAAATGTGATATAGTGTTAATGAAGATGGAGGGTAATTATTATGAATCAAGAACGTTCAAATGGCATCATGTTGCCAGAAGTTACTGATGAACTACTAAATGAAGTACTTAGTGATGCTTTTTTAGATGAAATGATGAAGTCTATCTTTGTTGAGACTAAGCAAACAGAGTTTAAAGTGAATGGTTTGCAGTCGGATAGTACACAAAAACAAGATGTTGATTACGGGCAAATTACAAAATTAGATAAAGAACAGTTTGTGACTGCTGATTTGGTAATAGCATATTCTAGCGCAGCATAGTCTAATTTAGAATAAATAGGGAAGATAAATGTCAATTTCAGAAAGTAGTTTTCAATTTAATAACCCATCTATCACATGCCTCACCTTTAAAATTAATGATGATTTTGACGAAAATGAATTTGATGGATTCGATAAAGTTAAATTTAGACGCAAAATTAATCGTGATGGCGATACCCATGCTAATGTGTCGCTTGAGGTTAAGATGGATGGAGCGAAAGCGCCATTTAACCTTGAGTTAACAATGGAGTCGGATTTTGTTTGGAATGAGAAGCTAAATGTGAAGAATGCTGATGGGGAGGAGCAAGTAGAAATCTTTCTTAAATATACAGCCCCTTCACTTCTTCTTTCGTACATGCGACCAGTGGTTGCATATATTACTAATTCATCGAAGTTTCCGGTCTATAATATGCCGTTCTTAGACTTTACAACTTTAGAAGAATCATCAGATGTTGAGAGTAATCATTAAGTTGGTTGCTCTTTTTTGTTATACTTGTTTTTCGAGTAAGGAGATCAAGTGATGAAGAAGAAAGACATACAACAGCTGCTAAATCGAATCATATATGTTTTAGGTATTATATTTTTTATATTAATCGTATTTCTCTGTCTATTATGCTTATTTTATTTAATAACAGGAGACGTGCCACTGAAACCAGTACTGAAAACTTTTAACATGATATCGTTTTTTCTTACTGAAAACATAGAGCATCCAATATTAATATTCTTATTTACTTGTTTTTTTGCATATTTGTTGATCTGGGGATCCTGGTTTTTCAAACATTCATCAAAAAACATGTCTTTTTATCAATTCATATCTCTTGTTGTTACTATTGTCGGATTGATATTTGCTTTTACAACCTTTTCTAATCAAAATAAACAGATAGAGAAACAACAAGAATCAATATCTAAACAAACAGATTCAATGAATTTTCAAAAAAATAATAGTAATTTAGTTATAAAGGACGATTTGAAGATACATTTAAAAGAAAATCGTAGTGTGGCTAATTTAAAACATAAAGATGAATCGACAGGAGTTGATTTGCTTTTTAGTTTAAAACTACACCCATCACAAGGAGAAATATTTGAAAGCTACGTGGTGCTTCCAAAGGAAAGAAATAAAAATCAGAAAACGATGAACGAAGCTGAAAAAAAGAAATGGAGCGAGGAGCAATCAATTAAGAACAGAATACATAAACTTAATAATAATGGGAAATATTCTGATATAACATATGGTATGAGAGCAATGACACCTGATCGCATTGTTTCTGAAGCTGTAGATTTCTATTTGGTAATGCTTGATTATAATGGAAATATATCAATAAGATATTGTGTTTTCGAGCCTCAGTGGGGCACTATTCAAAACAAGCCATATGTAGAAGTGAATGGGGAAAAAGTAGCAGAAGTAAATGCTCCATTTTACTATTTTAAAAATCCAAATCCAAAAGTAAAAGTATTTATGTCCGAGAATGATTTGAAATCAAAATATGACTATAATAGTAAAAAAAATCCCGAAAGAATATATAAAGATTATTCTGAAGTTATTAAAGGGTTAGATGAAGTCAAGAATGAATTTAAATAATAAGCCAAGAGTAACCAAAATGGTTGCACTTTTTGATACAATCAATTATCTATCAACCGTTAGGAAAGTAGAGATTGAACATAAAGATTAATTTGTACAATAATTTAAGCTTTATTCAAGGTAATGAAGAGTATAGTTACGTTGTTTCAATGTCTTATCCATTACTGAAAAGGAGTATTATTATGTTGAAAAAACAGGTAATTATTTTAGGAGCAATTGCGACCACCTTAGGATTCGGAGCGGTTGCCCCAGCAATTCATGCCGATGGTGTAACACCACAAGCTGTGACGGAAAATCGTTATACGGATGGTAAATATCAAGTCAACACAGCATATTTAAAGCAAGGTACAACAACTACATCGGTGATGGCTAACTATATGAATGCAGTTAGTGATGTTACTATCCAGGGTAGTGTTGCAACCTTGACAATCTCTGCCAAGAGTTCAGTATATGCGAACATGATTACAGGTTTCTCAATCAACGGAGCGGCCGGTGTTAAGAGTGGAAACGCTTGGACATTTACATTGCCGACAAGTGTACTTGAAAATACTCTTAATGGTCATGTTGATATTAATGCCATTATCATTACAGAGAGCCAACCAGTCGATATTAAATTAGACATGACGAATGTAAAATAGAATTATGGAAGAAGAGGCAGCCGTTCCAGCTGTCTTTTTTTGTGCAGAAATTTAGGAGGATTAAGCATGCATTGGATTAAAACAACAGATGAAATTGTTACGAAAGCAGGGGATACAAGTACCATCATGCACTTTATTTTGTGTGGGTATCCTGTTTCGATTAGTGATGAACATGCAATTTTATCGGTTAAAAATGATACAAATTATTTGATGGATATTGATATTCAAGTTGAGAATAATCATTTTGAGCTCGACTTTGGTCACCCTAGTTTAAGTCAATTACCAGCTGGAACATACTACATTGAAGTATCGGCACATGATGGCGGAGATATTGCGAAGTTCCCAACTAACGGATTTTTTCAGTTTACTTTAAATGAGAATATTTACGCACAGCCGGGCAAACTAGTTCCGCAAATTACTTTTGAAAGTATCTTACAAAAAGTAGAAAAGGAAATCGCAAATAAGGTCGGGCCATCAAATTATGATATTGCTGTGAAGAATGGTTTTACAGGAACAGAGCAAGAGTGGCTCGCAACGTTAAAGGGCGATAAAGGAGACCAAGGACCAAAGGGAGATCGCGGAGAAAAGGGCGAGAAAGGTGATATGCCTGTTATCAAACGACATGGTCCAACTGGTTGGGTATTAGACCGTAGTACAATGCCTTGGACACTTCATTTTGACAATGGATGTGACCTGCAACTACCAAGGTTCCCAACCGCTCCAGTTCCATATGGATACGGTTATATGCAAACTATCGAATCAACTAAAATTGCACCTTGGCCAGTGCCTTACACTATTATGCAAGCGGCGCGAGGAGATAGTACGATTGACTCATGGAAACAACAAGGACTTGACCAATGGCAATATTTTGCCTCAGATACTACTGTTATTAATCCTGTTAACGATTCAAGCAAGTTTAATTGGTCAGAGGCAAAATTTAATGACACAACTAAAGCAACGACAGGGGAACAGAAATACCTTATTCGAACATTTTATGAGCTGGGGATTTGGTCAAAGGAAGATGTTATTTCATTAGGCGCAAAGGAGAAGTAAGTATGTGGAAAGCAAAACAGTTTATGGATTTTTCAGAGTATCAAGAGTTTATCAAGACATTGCCTAAAGATGTTTTGATTAGTGAACGTTTTGGAGAGAATGGAAATGTTACTGTACGGTATTGGCAGGATGAGTAATCGATAAGGTTACTCTTTTTTTGTAGGGTGCTCATCATGGGAATGAGTTGAATGCTTGCCATTAAGGACAGCCATACGTGCCAAAGCTTGGCCAGCACCAACAGACAAACGGTGCTGGATACATAACGAGACTAACTGAAAGGAACGTGTGAACGATGAGTATGTGACTATGATGATAGATGAAGAGTATGGACGAGTGTCCTGCATGGGAGAGTTGGGAATACTAAGGAGACTAGATAGGGAAATGGTAAGAGCTCATAGATGTAATGTGATGGGGTGCCATCAGTTAGTCAAGTCGGGTAAGAAGTTCTGCCCAATTCATGAAGCTGAACAAGCACAACGATACGCAGACTATAAAGCGAAGAAGCCAGCGACGAGACGCGAGCAAGCTATGACCAAACGTTATGATGAGACGAAGCGTGGAGAGTTACATGATGGTTTCTATTATTCAAAGCAATGGCAACAAGTAAGTCAGTATGTTAAGCAACGAGACGGATATACTGGCGCTGTAGACGGTAAATTATATGACGCTGGCGAGCTAATTGTTGACCATATTGTGCCGAGGCGTCTACTTGAAAACCGTGTCGCAATGCTGGATGCAAGTAACTTATGGTTGCTAAATCGACGGCAACATAATAAAAAGACGGGAATTGAAAAGAAAATCCCCGACGAAAAATTAAAAAATCTTGATCAGAAATTTTGGAAAAAAGTTTTGAAAGAAAACTAAAAATACCCCCGCCCTTACTGGCGCAAAGGATACCGCTAGTCAAGGTGTCGCGTCTTACACGCACGCCATTTTTGAACAATTTAGGTAGGGGGGGTGACCACAAATAAGGAGGTGGATAGGCCATGACCAAAAAAGCCGATAAAGATGTTAATGATGGGCGTTTGAGCTATCGTCCACCCGATTATTTGGGGAAGAAAGCCAAGGTGATTTGGCGTAAAGTAGTCGTCTTTTTAGAAGAAAATTCTGCCGTTACTCGGATTGATGGTAATTTGGTTGAAATGTACTGTACGCAGTATGAAATTTACCGAAATGCATATGATCACATCAAAGAGAATGGCGAAGTACAACCTGTTTATAAAACTTTGCAAGACGCTAGCGGCGAAATAGTGGGGAGAGATTTTACAGGATATAAACGTAACCCAATGACCCAAATCTATAATGATGCGGTGCGCAGTTTAGCTAGAATTGGTAGTGAATTAGGATTATCGCCAAAGAGTAGGGCGGAACTAACGGAGCTAGTTGAAAATGATGACGAGGGGGATGGCTTTTTTGAAGCCTTTAAGATGTGATGAGTAACAGAGAAAAGTATCATGACGTTATTCATGTCTATGGAATGAGCGACCCTACCGTTTCATACTGTATTGATGTATTAGATGAAAAAGTTTTGTCGGGGGAAAAGATGAAGCTGGCTTGTCGTAGGCAGATGGATGATTTGCAACACGAGATTGACGGAACATTAAAGGAATATACTTACAACCAAGAACTAGCGGAGCGGATTGTTAAATTCTCAACTTTGCTAAAGGATGTTAATTCTGGTGAGCCGTTCAAGCCAAGCCCATATCAAAAGTTTTTGTTAGCAATGATGGTCGGTTGGCGTGTGAATGATGGGGATAATGGAGCGAGATTTAAGAACGTATTTATCTCTATGTCCCGTACTAATGGAAAGACCCAGCTATTGGCGACATACTGTCTATTTTTGTTTTTATTTGGTCAACCAAACTTAAATCGACAAATCGCAGTAGCGTCTATCGACATTCAGCACACCGCTAATTTGTACAAGTACATGACGCTTAACTGGGAAGAGCTTGAAAAAGGCCCATTTAAGAAGATGCAAAAGCAACTGGGCATTGAGTACAATCGTAATGAAATGCGTATCCCAAGAACGAAGACAACACTTAAGAAGTTGAGTGCGCAAGGAAGCCCAGCTGACTCTGACCACTATACAATTGGCGTGATTGATGAATACCATTTGCTGGGCTATGGCCAGAAAGAATTTGTTAACTCAATGACATCTGGAATGATTAATAATGAACAGGCGCAAATGGTGTACATCAGTACAGCGGGCACAAATCCAAACGGGTCGCCAATGTATGAAGACTATATCCGATACACACAAGCACAGGAAAAAGGCGAATTAAGTGACCGTGTGCTTTTCCTAGTTTGGGAGCAGGATGATGTAGCTGAAATGCATGACCCAGATAGCTGGATTAAGTCTAATCCGCTAATGGAAGTGTCCAAGCTAAAGAAACGATTGCAAAGTGGTATGAAAGCAGAACGCGATGAAAAGTTATCCAGTGGGGAGCAAGCTGAGTTCATTGTTAAAAATATGAATATGTGGCAAAACGCCAAAGAAAATCGCTACTTAGATTTAGATCAAGTCGAGTCGAGCGTTGAAACGGAACCATTCGAGATGTACGGTAAGCCAGTATATATTGGCTATGACTTTTCACAGGTATCCGATGATACGGCGTTAGCGTTTGTGTTTCCGTTTGAAGATAGTGGCCAGCAAAAGTTCTATATTTATCAACATTCTTTTGTACCGACTGCACGAGTAAAAGACATTCAAGCAAAAGAGAAACAAGATAATATTCCATATCGAAAAGCGGAAGAATTGGGGTATGCGACTATTGCTAGTAATCGGTATGGTTTGATTGACGGAGACCAAGTTTTTGAATGGTTGATGCGTTTTATTGAATCGAATGATTTACAGGTACAGGGCTTTTTGTATGATGCTTGGCAATCTGACAATTTTATTCGTCGGCTAGATAGTATTAAAGAAGAGTATTTAATTATTCCAGTACGGCAAGGGATTAAATCTTTAAGCGAGCCAACTAAATTTGTTCAAGAAGAGTTTATTAAAGGTAATATTGTTTTGCCTGATGATCCAGTATTAAAAGCTGGACTCACTAATGCCGTTCTAGTATCAGACAACAACGGCATTAAGATTGATAAGAATAAAGCAACACAAAAAATTGATTGTGTAGACGCGACAATTAATGCGTTTTACGAAGGGATGTTCTTTAATACGGAATTTACTAACGTTGAAGAAAAGACTAGCTCATCACCATTTGGGAACATGAGTAACGATGAAATTAATGATTATTTTCAAAAGGACTTTAGTTTTTAGTCCTTTTTTATTTTGGAAGAAAGGAGAACTTGATGAAAAATGTACTAAAAGCATTACTTGCCTTGTTTTTGACTTATGGCGGTTTAGGGATGTTGATTTATGTAGCCTTTGGAATTAACAAACTGTTTGGTCTGTTCGTTGTAGGTATTTTGCTTTACTTAGTGGGTAATGCCATATCAAGTGAATTAGAAGAATGAGTTTATTACGACCATTTGAAAAACGTTCTACAAAAATGCCGATTATGACGCCATTCATTTCGTCAAATGGGAACTTAATCCCTAATAAGCCCATTTCAGCCAATGTAGCATTACGAAACAGTGATTTGTACAGCGTAATTGCGTTAATCAGTTCTGATATTGCAGGCGCAGATTTTGTTGGGACTAACACTAATCTAGATTTGCTTAATAATCCAATCCCACATTTGAATAATCGCTATAACTTTTGGAACACGGTGGTAATTAATCTTCTCTTAAATGGAAATGCTTTTGTTCAAATTGAAAGAGATGAGAGTGGCACGCCTGTTCAATTGCGACACATTCCAGTTGGGTGTGTGACGATTAATTTAACCAATGATGTGCTGACTTATGAAGTGTTAGGCTTTGATGATTTTGAAGATGAAGTTATCCTGCAAGAAGACATGTTGCATTTCAAAATCATGGCTTATGGAGAAGTTAATAGTATTTATCAAATCATTGGCCGTTCGCCATTAGAAGCTTTATCAGCAGAATTACAGCAACAAGAAAGTGCTAATAAGTTAGCTATTTCAACATTGAAAAACGCCATCAATCCCAGTAGTGTGATTAAAATTCCACAAGGGATTTTGAGCGCAGAAGCAAAAGAACAAGTACGTAAAGAGTTTGAAAAAGCCAACGGTGGGGAAAATACAGGACGAGTCATGGTCATGGACCAAGGTGCTGATTTTTCTACTGTGACCATTAATGCAGATATTGCGAAGTTCTTGAGCAATTTAGATTGGGGAAAGCAACAAGTCGCCAAAGTATTTGGTGTGCCATCTAGTTATTTAGAAGGTAAGGGTGATGAACAATCATCAATTGAGATGAGCGCAGAGCTTTATATTAATGGGTTGAATCGGTACATTGAACCGATTACGTCAGAGCTAAACCTAAAATTAGGTGGCAATATCTCGCTTGATCTATCAGATGTGATGGATTATTCACGATCTAAGTTGAAAGCAGATATTTTAAATTGGGTTGATAAGGATATTCTGACACCACAAGAAGCACGAGAGATGTTAGAAGAGAAAGGAGTGATTGATATTGGTACACCAGGAGACTAGGGATGTAAGCTTTGAAGACCTAGAAATTAGAAGTTCAACTACTGATAGCCAGTTTATCGGTCAAGTGGCTGGGTATGCCATTGTTTTCAATAAGCAGGGTAAAACAAATGGTATTACGGAATATATTGACCCGCATGCATTAGATGGCGTTGATTTAAGTAAAGTCCTGGCTTTGTATAATCATGATTATGGAGATGTCCTAGGCCGTGCAAATGCAGGCACATTAGCTTTAAAGGTCGATAAAATTGGGCTACATTTTGTGCTTAATATTCCGGATACTACCTTAGGCCATGATGTTTATACAAATATCAGAGCGGGGAACTTACAAGGATTGAGTTTTGGATTTCGAGTTGCCCAAGGTGGCGACCGAGTTACGCGTAAAAACGGGAACATTGTGCGGACGATTACGAAAATTGAAAAGTTAACAGAGATTTCAATTGTTGCTGTTCCGGCATATGAAGATACGAAGTTAGAAATCACAAGAAGTGCGGAAAATAAACTAAAAAAGGACGATGACTACAAAGCGAAAGTAGGCGTCGTCCTTCCTTTATACGATTAAAGAGGAGAGTGTTATGACAAAAAGTGAAAAGCTTATGAATGAGTTGAAAGATAAGAAACAAGAGTTACAGTCGAAAATTACAGAGACTCGTTCTTCAGCTGAAAGTGAAGAAACTTCAGCTGAGGAAGTAGAGGCGAAGATGACGGAAGTTAAGCAACTTCGAGAAGAAGTAGATCAACTTGAAAAGGATGTTGCAGTATTGAAAGAAGCAGAAGGTTTGGAAGATGTACCTGAAGATAATGCCACTGATGAGGAAGATCGTGCTGTGAAAGATAAAGACTTGAAGGATGATACTGAAACGCCTGTAGATATTGAAAAGGAAGAAGAGGACAAAGATAAGATGAAAGTTAAAGCAAGCAAGACTACTGAAACGCGTGATGGAGTAGAAACACGTGATGGAGTAGAAACAGTAGAAGTTCGTTCAGCGTTAAATGAATACTTACACTCAAAAGGAGAAGTTCGTGATGGTGTGACTTCAACTGATGTAGGTGTGTTGATTCCAGAAGAGATTATTTATAATCCGGAAGATGAAGTTAACACGGTCACGGATTTGGCTAGCTTAGTTGAAAAGACCGCGGTCAATACTGCTTCAGGAAAGTACCCAATTTTGAAGCGTGCATCTACGACCTTGCCATCAGTTGCAGAATTGGAAAAGAACCCAGATTTGGCAAAGCCACAATTCGAGCAAGTTGATTGGGCAGTGCAAACTTATCGTGGAGCGTTGCCACTTTCTCAAGAGTCAATTGCTGATTCACAAATTGATTTAACTAGTTTGGTAGCTCGTCATATTAACAATATCAAGGTGAACACAACAAACGCAGCGATTGCTAAGGTATTAGCTGGATTTAAGAAGGGGAAGGTAGCTAAGGATACAGTAGTTGACGATTTGAAGTCACTTATTAATACACAGTTTGATGTGGCTTATAACTTGTCTATTGTTGTCACTAAGTCATTCTTTGATGTACTAGATCATGCCAAGGATGGGGATGGTCGTTATTTGTTACAAGACCAAATTGGCACACAAACTGGCAAGACTTTGTTTGGTCTACAAGTCGTTGTGGTTGAAGATACTGCATTTGGTGGCAAGCAAGGTGCGCAACAAGCATTTATCGGTGACTTAAAGCGTGCGGTATTGTTTGCAGACCGTTTGTCGGCTGACGTTAACTGGGTTGATAACGATGTATACGGTAAGGTTTTGCAAGCTGTTATTCGGTTTGATGTTAAGCCTGCTGATAAGGATGCGGGTCAATTCATCGAGTTGACTGATACAACTACAGCTTCTAAGTAAGTAGGTGATATAGATGGTTGATGCCACAACTGCAATGGAGGAGTTTCATATTGATGAATCGCCAGAAGAAATGAAAACAGTTGAAAGATTGTTAAAGCAAAGTCGAGCAACCATTGTTGAATCTATTAGTTCTGATAAAGCCGTAGATGCAAACTTTATTGAACAAATTGCGCCAGATATTTTTGAACGTTTAACATTGACCCTTTTCTGGCAGTTGTATAGCGACCGAGAACAGACTGATGGCTATTCAGCTGGTTATCTTGCACAGATGGCACAACTAAGAAATAAGGTGCTGATGGAGGTTGAAAATGGCAAATCAGAAGCGGATTTATAAGCCATATGAGCTTAATCGAAAAGCTGATTTTGGCACCGTGAAGTCTGTACAAAGTTCAACAACTGGCGCAATGAGAGAACAATTCATCAAAGAAATGTCCTTATACTATGCGCCTGTAGAACGTGGGTTGACCATGGAGAGCAAACTTGAAGGTACTAAGTTTGAGGATACTATATCTATTGCTGTACGGCATAACAAGGCTTTACAAGAGTCCATGGTGGTGAAGCTAGCTGATGTCCAATATAAGATTGTTAAAATTCAGCCTGATGACTCAAATAATTATGTGACTTACGACAAGATTATTTTAAAGAAGGTTGAAAAAGCAGTATGAGTGATTTTTCTAATGATTTAGATCAATATGCAAAACAGCTTTTATCTTTAGTTGATTTGTCGGTTAGTGATAAGGAGAAAATCACAAAGGCTGGCGCAACAGTATTCAAAAAGAATTTACAAGCCACTATTAGGTCGAGGCACTATCGTGTTCGTTCTACAGGAGAAAATCCACATCTAGCTGATACGTTGAGTATAAGAGCTGGAAACCGTGATGGTAGACGTGTCGGTGCGTATACAGTTGGTTGGGGCAATTCAAAGCAAAAAGATGGTAAGGATTATATTGCTAACTTTATTGAAAATGGAACGAGAACGCCATTTGTGAAGACATCTTCTCTTGGAAAGAAATACCGCTTGAAAAGAGGTGGCCAAGTTGCGGTCAGAAAAGACCCATTTATTAGTGAAACCCAGCAAGATGATGGCACAAATGCCCGCATGATTAAAGCAATGGGACAGGCATACAACAAAATCACAAAGGAGTAACTATGGCAGTAATTGATGATTTAGCGACGGCCCTTGAAAATATGGGCCCATTGCAACAAATCAATAAGCGCATCTTTAAATACACTATTCCCTTAGAAGTCAAACCAGACGGAGACGTTACAGACATTCTATTGGAAGAGTCGCAAAGTGAACCTGATTATTATGCAGATTCTAAATTCAATGGTTACAGTGAAGCGGTTGATATTAGTTTGTTCTATTCGTTTGACTTACCTATGTCGATGACAAAATTAGAAATATTGTTGCAAGAAGCTCTGTATCTGAATGGCTTTTACGTTACCGAAAGTAATGCGCATTATTTAGATCCAGACACCAAACAACAAATCAAAACATTAACAGTTAAAAAAACACAAGGCTTAGAGGACATTCTCTAGGTCTTTTTTTATACACAAAAGGAGAGATTAAACATGGCAACACATGGACTTAAACAAACTTATATGGCCGAACTTGATGGTCAAGGAAACTTAATTGTAAACCCTGAACTTGGAACAGATGGTATTTATCGTTCAGCAGTAGCAACTGGTGATTATGGAACTAAGGAAGCAAATATTTCTAATATTCAAGGTAAAGGAACACCGCAATATGGAGATGATGGCCCCCGATACACATTGAAAGCTGTGGGTCTCTATCCTGAAGTGGCCTTGACTTACTTGAATATGCCATTAGATGTAAAGATGAAATTACTGGGTTACGAGAATGACGGTAAGGGTGGCTGGAACCACACAGATGCTGATGTGAACGTTGCGTTGATTATTGAAACTCGTGGCTTAGATGGTGGCGAGTCTATGTACTATGCATTCCAAAATGGTGAATTGATTGAAGGAAATAAGAACATTCAAACTGACCAACAACAAATTACCGCATCAGATGATGTATTCACTTATACGGCTATGAAACCATTTAACGAAGCCTGGGATAACGGTATGAAAATCTTTAACGGTGGAGACAAGAATTTTGATAAGGAAGGCATGCTTGACGAAGTATTTGGTCGTAAGGCATCTGCTCCAAAAACAGCTGGTAGTTCAACAAGTACAAAATAAGTTCTAATCGCCAGTATGCATATTAACTACCGAACGGGTGGAAAGCCCAGGCACGTATACGAATGAAAGAGGATAATAACATGGGACAAATTAAATACAAGATTGACGGCGTAATGAAGAAGCAAGCAACAATTAAACAGTCAATGCGAAATGTGAACAGAACTTTTCAACTGCAGGCTGATTTAGCAGACATTGAATCAAAACTAGATGAAATGTCAGTTAAGGAGCAGGCGGAAGCAACGATTAAAAATAATCACCGTATGAATAACTATTTAGCTGATGTGTTGAATTTAGATGAAGATGAAAAAGATTCCCTTGAAGATTTAGAAATTGAAGAAGTTACTGAGCACATGTCTTATTTGACCCGCCGAATTATGGGACAAACGGATGAAGAAATTAAGGCTGAAGCTGAAAAAGCGGAACAAGAAGAGGGTTTAAAGAACGAGTAAATCCTTATGAAGCTAGCATTTTCTATCTAAATCAAGTCACACAGCTCAAGTTATTAGCTAAGGATTTGGTCACCGAAGGACATATGAGTCTGGATGAAGTGATGGAACAAGATTTTTATGAGTTCTTAGCAGTTATGAATACAAGCAAGGCAGATTTGATTGAAGATCCAAGAAAGATGATGCAATTGTTCAGCTAGTCATGGCTATGGGCCATGAATACATATAAAAAACAGAAAAAGGAGGTGAAGTAATGGCAGTTTCGAACAATAAGATTAATACAGAAATTGGCTTAGATATTAACCCCAATTCGGTACGCAGTGTTAAAGAATTGACGCGCGATATTAATCAATTGGGACGTGAAACCAAGATTGCTGAAGCTCAATTTAGAAGCCAGGGTGATGTATTAAACGCCACTAAAGCAAAATATGATGGACTGACCCAACAAGTACGTGATCAGAAAAATAAAATTGCTGAATTACGGCGTGAAGAAGAAAGTATCACTGGTACTACTGAAGAAGATGCTAAATCTAAGGCTAAGTTGCAAGCGCAAATTGCAAAAGCTGAAACTCAATTAGGTTCATTTGTGCAACAGCAACAAAAGGCCCAGAAGCAATATGATTATGAGGCTAGTGGAATTGGTAAATTACGCCGTGAACGTGAGCTTGACGAGAAAGCTGTGAAGTCTGAAGTAGAAGCCTTAAAAGCTGAAGGTAAGGTACAAGAGGCTAACAGGGTAAAACGAGAAGGCACTAAGCGAAGTATTGATAATTTAAATAGTACACTCGACAAGCAGGTTTCAGAATTAAACAAGCTTAAAAATAATGGTGCAACCAAAGAGCAAATTAAACAGCAAGAGATTTACGTTAATGGAACACGTAAAAATTTGGCTAATGCACGTAATGAATATAAGGAACTTTCAGGACAAACGAAAAAGTCCTTTAACGACATTGAGGGGCAGGCAAAAACTTCTAATCGTAAGGTTTCAGACATCATCAAAGGTAGTGCAATTGGTTCTTTAGTTGCTAGTGGAGCACGTAAAACACTGTCATTGGTGACTTCTTCTGTTGATGATGCGATGAAACGCTTGGACACACTGGATCATGTTCAAAAAGGTGTGGAGCGGTTAACTGGTTCTAGTAAAGAAGCTGTTAAAGTAAGTAACGATTTATCTAAAGCCACATCTGATACAACTTACGGACTAGATTCTGCTTCAAATGCTACTTTGGCGTTCGCTAATTCTGGTATGAGTTTGAAGAAATCAACTGATGTTACTAAGAGTTTTATGGATGCTATAACTACATACGGAAATGGTACTAATGAACAATTGGACCAGGTTATGTTGCAAATGGGACAAATGGCTAACAAAGGTAAAGCCAATGCTGGTGATTTGAATACTGCGCTTGAAGCGGGAATACCAGTTTGGCAAATTCTTTCCAAGGAAATGGGGCAATCAAAGGCTGAATTGATTGAGACCATGGGGAAGGGAAAACTTTCATCTGAAGACTTCTTTAATGCAATTGTTAAAGGTACTAAATCTATTAAAGGTGCTGCCAAAAGTGGGGCAACGACTTGGAACGGCGCAATTTCAATTGTCCAGTCCAGAATACGTAATGCTGTGGCTGACGGGTTAACGCAATTGAGAAAGCTTGCAGGCGAATTAACAGGAGATAAGAATGGTATTTTTAAAATGATTACCGGCTTAGGTACGGTTTTTAAAAATACTATTAATATGGTCTTTAAAATGCTGTTTGGTCTATCACCAATCATCAAATCTCTAGCGTCGGTATTTAGTGGTTTAGTTAGTGTATTTAAGGATGCAATAGAACCAATTACCTTTGTTGCTAAGTCGATTGGTTCTATAGTTCCTTCAATGGATGGAATGGCTAAACATAAAAGTGCATTTGAACTCATGGGCAAAGCAATTGGTGTAATGAGTACAGGTATGTTGGCCTACAAGACCTACACGTTAGGAGCAGCTGGCGCTACCAAAGCTCTTGGAATTGCGCAAAATGTAAGTAAGGGTATTGGTGAGGCATATGCTGCTGCACAACTAGCTGGAGGTCTAGCTCTCGACGTGTTGACTGGTAAGATGAAAATTACAACAGCAGCACAGGAAGCGATGAATTTAGCTATGAGCCTGAACCCGATTGGACTTATTGTTGGAGCAGTAGTAACGTTAGGCGTCGCTTTTTATGCATTATATAAACACAATAAGAAATTTAAAGAGTTTATTGATGGATTAACTAAAAATATCAAGAAATTTATAGATGGGGCTGGAAAAGTTATTGTTAAGGGAATAAAGTCTCTGCAAAAAAACTTTTCAGGACTAATGAAGTGGTTTAAAAAAAGCGGAATGTCTGCTAAAAAGGGCCTTTCATCATTTGGTAAAGCTATGAACATTGCTTGGAAAGCAATTTGGAAGCCAATTACAATGTACTTGAAACTGCAAGTCAATGTTTGGAAGAAAACATTCGAATTGGCTTTTAAGTTGTTTAAGGGCGACTTTAAGGGATTTGGTAAGGATGTATCTAAGATTTGGTCCAACATTTGGAAAGGAATTGATAAGTTACTTTCTAGCGTATTTGGCGATATGTGGAAAGATACGAAGAAGTTTCTTAAAAACATAACGAACAAAATTGCGGATGCTTTGCATGATATTTTCAAAAACTGGTCCAAGCAGTGGCGCCGAATTCAAAATTTCTTTGATGATGTTTGGGGCAGTATTAAAACAATCACAAAAAAGTCAACGAATTGGGTGTTTAATAAAATTCTAGATTTTAATGGAAGTGTTTCAAAAGCCTGGCACAATACGTGGGATGGTCTTAGAGACTTCTTTTCAGATATTTGGAAAAGTATTAAGAAATTAGCAAAAAGTGGAATGAATGGGGTCATTGAAACTGTTAATAAAGGTATCAAGGGCATTAACGGTATGATCCATTCGTTTGGTGGCGATAAGACAACAATCAGTCTTATTCCAAAGTTCGAAAAAGGTACCGCAAACTGGCGTGATGTCATGGGCACATCTGGAGCTGGAGCACCACCTGGATTAGCCATGGTCAATGATGGGAATGGTGCAGAAGCAATTGTTTATCCAGATGGTAGAACAGTTGTCCCTAATGGCCGAAACGTTGTTATGCCTATGTTGGGTGGTGAAACGGTCATACCACATGAGCAAGCGGTACAAGCTGGCATTGTTAAACCGAATGCTTATAAAAACGGTATCGGTAATATTGCTGGTGCTGTTGGTAAAGCAATTAATGGCGGTGTTGCTTGGGCTGGTAAAGCATTCAATGGTGGCAAGTCATTTGTGGCGGACATTATTGATGATGTCAAAGAGATGGTTAAAGACTTTACAGGTGGTTTAAAAACTGCCTGGAATTTTGTGCAAGACCCTAAAAAGGCATTCACTAATTTTTCAAGTTCTATCAAAGATAACTCTTCAATGTTTAATGGGTCAGCGGTCAAAATGGGTGCGAACCAATTTGGCAAATTCGGGGGCGCTTGGACAGGTGAATTGGCAAATGCTGTTAAAGACATTTTTAGCGGTGGTGGTAGTAGTTCTGGTGGTGGAAAAGGTGATGACTATAACCCAAAGTGGCGAAAGGCTCCTAAGGATGCTTTTGCTGATAGCTGGGGTTATTACGTTCGTGAATGTGTATCCTTTGTTGCTAATCGATTGAATAATCTGGGCGTTAATCCTAAATTGTTTAGTCACTTAGGAAATGGATCAGATTGGACTAATGCAAGGGTTCAACACCGCAGTAAGCCTAAGCCAGGGGACGTGGCTGTTTATTCTGGTGGTTCGAAATATGGTAATCACGTTTCAATCGTTACTGGTGTGAATGGTAATAAGTTCAATGAAGAAGGTTATAACGCTGGCAATCCCCCTAATGGTAAGTATTACACCACGAAGGGACTAAAGTTTAGTGACGCAACAACATTCTTGAATTTTGGAGCTAAAGCTAGCAATAGTGCAGATGAAGATAAGGAAGAAAAGAGTGGACTACGTGGTTTAGTTGAAAAACAAGCGAAAAAGGCTTTGGATAATTTGACCAATATGTTTGATGATGTATCAGAAAAGTATGCTGATAGCGGAATTCAAGCAGTTGGAGGCCAAGGCGTCATGAGCAAGTCAAAGTTTAATAGCACCGCAAGACGAGCAGCCGACATCATTGGTGAAAAATTAAGTAGTCATGATTTGGCCGTCTTGTACCATCAAGCGATGACTGAATCAAACGTCAATCCATCAATCAATACTGGATATAACGACCATGACGGAACTGGAACACCAAAGGGATTGTTCCAATATAAGAATTCTACTTTTGCATCTTATGCATATAAGGGGCACCGTAATATTCTTTCTGCTTTGGACCAATTTTTAGCCGTGTTTAACAATTCAAATTGGCGTAGAGACTTTCCGCCTTTGGGAACCAAAATGGGTTGGGGGCCAAGTGGGACTCGCCGTTTTGCTAATGGTGGATTGATTACAAGCCCAGAAATTGTATTGGCTGGTGAAGAGTACCCAGAGATGATTGTGCCACTCGATATAGCACGTAAAAGCCGTTCTAATGAGTTAATTCAACAGGCTTATAAAACAGTCAATGGTAAAGAGATAGATGCTAGCCAAAGTTCATTTAGCTCAAATGATGTTGAACAATTGGTTACAAATACAAAGAACTTAGTTGGTTTGATGGGTAGCATACTCGGTGTTAGCCAACAGCAATTACAAGCTATGACTAATCAAAAATCTAATGGAGATATTTTGAATGCATTAGGCGTGGCACAAAGCAATTTAGACTATCAAGCTTTCTAGTTTTTAGGCGGATATTTCCGCCATACATAAATAAATTGATGAAAGGAGTAGGCCGAATGAGGGATGTTGAAGTCTATATCAAAAAACGTGGACAAGCTGAATTTGCTTTAAGTTCAGTAGTGTCTAAAGATTTTCATGTCTTAACTGCTTATATGAATAGTCCACAAATTACGCCATCATATGAAACTATGGCTGGAAGTGATGGAGGACGTCTAACTAATATCGTGTTCAATCAAACGACCTTTACGATTGAATGTTTCATTAATGGCCGTCAAAAATCAGATTTCAGATTAATGCGAGACGAAGTATATCGTCATTTTTATAGTCGGGAAGCAGTACAAGTACGAACTAGTTTAGAACCAAGCAAAGCAGTGTATGTCGTACCTAAGCCTGTGGACATTATTTCTGAAAAAGGATACTCCGGTGTAGCATTTAATCTACAATTCGACGTACTAGAGGGTTATAGACATACACCATATAGAAGTGATGAACTTTCAACGAATCAATCTAAACTACAGTATGGAATGGGTTTGGATATTGAAAATTTGCCGATTTATAATTTTAAGGCCAATGATTTTGTTGTTAATAATCCAAGTGATATGGCTATTGACCCATATATTCATCGACATGATTTGAAATGGATTATCAGAGGAACGAGCGATGGCATTGTGACGGTCAAAAACACAACAAACGGAACATCATTTGCAACAACTGGAAAAATCAGCAATTCATTTACACTTGATGGAATTACTGGATCACAAGCATGGGATTGGGGGCATATTGTGTTGGATAAGGGACAAAATACGATTAAAGTGACTGGACTAAAATCAACCGACATCACAGTAAGTTTCCCCTTCTTGTATTTCTAATGAATAGCAAAGATAAAATTATCGTTCAAAGTCTTGATAGAAGCCAGTCATTTATCGGGACTTCAATTAATTTAGACACTTTTCAAACGCAATGGGAACGTAACACTTCTTATCAAACTAGCTTTACCGCAGTAGATAATGGGAAGCCAGACTTTCAGCTTTTGCAGAATGAAAATTCAATTTGGTGGCAAAACCAAGAATATATCATTAAACAATCACAAGATAATTTGGCAGGGACTAAGCATGAAGTGCAAGTAACTGCTACACATGTGATGTATCAGCTTAATAAGGTACGTCAAAATGATACTAGAGCTAAGGGAACGTACTTACTTAAAGATATGCTAACGTGGTTATTACAGCCTGCTACGGACTACAAATTTGTTATTCATGGTTCGTTCTCAACGGCCAAGAAGTTTGACGATTTTGGAAATTGCACTATTCAGGATGGTTTGAGCACACTAACGGAACAATTTAAAATTTATTGCATTTATCCTGATAATAAGACCTTACATATTTATGACCAGGCAAGTTGGGTAAAGAAAACGGCTAAGCGGTTAGCTTATCGGTACAATACGCCAACGGTTACTTTTCAAATTGACTCTTCTTCGTTTACCAATAAAATTCGAGTTATCAGTACACATGTCAATGACCAGATAATTGCGGACCAAGAGAAAGCAATTGAAAAGGCGGATGCAGTCATTAAGGCAAAGCAAGATGAGATAACGAAAGATGCCGCTACTTTGTCAAAAATGCGGAAAGAACAAACTAAGCTTAGAAGTGAAATGTCAAAGATTACTAAAGTTCCTTTGAAAAAGCGAACGGCGACACAGAAAGCTAAGCTTAGTTCTTTGCAATCAACTTACAACACTAATAAGAAACAGATTGATGCTTTTAATAGTACATTGATTGGGAAGCGTAGTGAGCAAAAGAAGCGTCGAGCAGAGATTAAAAAGTCCCGTGAGAAGTTACGAACAGACAAGAAAAAAGATCGTTCACAGCCATTATTTGAACCATTTGACTATGAAGATAAAGCTTCAATCAAAAAGTGGGGAGTGGCACAAGCTGAAAAGTATTTAACACCAAATGAAACCAAGGACCAAGCCATTAATAGCGCTAAAACAAAACTAACTACAGAGCCCACTATGAGTATTTCATTACCAAACTTATCTAATGATACGGTAGTTAATCCTGGTGAATTAATGACTTTGCAAGTCCCAGATAAAGGCTTGTTAACTCAAGTAGAAGTTGTATCAATTTCAAAAACACCCTTTGTGCCTAATGGATTGACAATTACATTGAATAACAGGCGAAAAAATTATTTGGATCTACAAAATGCAAACAACAAGCAAATTAAGCAGGCAATTGCTGGCTATAAAAATACTCAAACTAGCACAGGGAATCAATATGGAGTATTAGAAGTGGGGGAAATCAACGATGACTAAAAAAGTTTATGTATTCGATAATAGTGGTAATCCTGCGTATGCAATGACTCATGCTAAAGCCATAGAAGGGGAATTTGATACATTATCTTTTATTGATGACAATAATGAAATGCGAGAATTAAGCGTTGATAGTGAATTTGGGTTAATGCTTGACGGAGAACCTATTTCATCTTATTTCGATGTGTACTCGGTTGACGAAATTGATGAATTATTTAATAGGCCTCAACTTATCTCTGAAAGCGGAAAAGTATTCAATGTGTTCATAGATGATAACGGAAAAATATCAACTCAGGAGGACAAATCATGAATGTAAAAAATTACATCAATGAATTAAATGAGTTGATAGATAAAATGAATGTAATCCAAAATGAGCTGAATCAGGCAGGTCTATTTTCAACAAATTTGACACTATTTGAAAAGCTAGAAAATATTACAACTGAAGACACTGCAGAAGCCTATCTAGAAATTAGAGAGGCTTTTAAATTTGTCATTCAAAATTTAAATCAGTTGTTAAGGGCGCTACGTATTTTAGGACTTGTTGATATGACTACTGGTAAAAACATTATGCCTATTATGTTTGTTCGGCCAAAGACACTAAAGGTATACGATATTAACCAGATTTTGAAAGAAAAAGTCGTGGAAATAACTAACACTATCGAAAAAGTCATGGAAGTGTTGACTGATTTTGGAGCCATTACATCTGGAAATTCAACTGCACCAGATGATAAGACGCCCGAATTTCCAGACGCAAGTTACCAGGTTATTTATTCAAATAAGTACACGTTGGATACAAAGGATCGTAATAAAATGGCGTTTTACTATGTCCAAGGTGGAACAGTTATTAATGACAATATGTATGTCGTTGTTGAGTCATACGGAGAAAGTCGCATTGTTCAAACTAATTTGAATACTGGTAAAACCACCATGTTGGAAGGTAAGTTCGGTAGGTTGTCAGGTATTGCGCAAGAAGCAGCACAGCCTACACCATTAGGACATGCCAATTCTGTTGCTGGTGTTGCCTTAACTGACGGAACGATTATGTTGTGGGTGGCCAAGATGGATACACCAGGCATTGCCCAAGTGAAAATAGCAAACGGGAAAGCAACCATTGTCAAACAAATTAAGGTTGTTGACACCACAGGCAAGGCGCGCCAAGTAGCTAGTTTGAATATTGAATCTTTCGATGGAACGAACATTGCACTTGGGACACATGCCATCTATAGCGGTAAAGGGGAGTATAAGACGCTTAAACCATTTAATGCACAAATTTCAACAGATGTTGTGGAGTTTGATGGTATTTATGAGTCGTATGAGTTATTGAAAGTTCTTGAATATATTGCATTTAATAAGCCACCTTTGAAAATTTACAATCGCTTAAAAAATAAGAATAAGACAGCATCTGATCAGGAACTCAAGGAGATGGTTTATCAAGAACTGACAACAGGTATTGGGACGCAATTTATTGCTGTGTATAACGGTAAGGCCTATAGCTTGCACAGTAAGATTGACCGCAAGGGTAAAAGCTTTACCTTGGTGCTGGAACATAATAAGCCTGCGACAAATAACAAATGGACGCCTACAGGAAGATATTATTATCACGAACAAGATGGTATGGATAATGAGTTATACGAATCAGAGGCGATGGGCGTTGGTTCAGATGGAAACATCTACTTATCGAGCATTGTTGTTGCGTATGGTGGTGAGTTTTTCTGGAAGAGTAAGTCATTCCTAGTTGAAAAAACGAATTTCAACATTTATGAGGGTAATCAGGAACTACTTGATGATTAATTAAAAACAAAAAGAAAGGTTGTGAAATATGACAACACGAGAAGAAAGTACAATCCCATTCGTCAAACAAGGCAAGTATGCCATTTTAGATACGACACTAAAATCCGAACACTCAATGTGGTTTGACGAAATGAGTGGGGACGTAGGTGATGCAGGGCGCACAGTTTATTTAGCAATTAAGGAACGTGCCGTCAGTAATGATCCTAAATCTCCTCTAAAGCCAATGGATATGACCGGCATGGATGTTCGTTTCCAAGGGCATGATGCATATGGGGTATTTAAACGGATTGCGTTATCAACCAAAATTGATAACGCGCAAGCTGGACTAGTACAAATCACATTGCCTAGATTTATTTATCAAGCTGTTGGGCCATATGAAGATGGCGAATTTGAAGTCTATGAAACTAAAGGTGATACGGTGATTTCAACAATCCCCGTTGCGTTTGAAGTGTATAACAATCATGCACATATGACGACGGGAGATAGTCAAGTCTATTCGGATGAATTTGAGAAGTTGATGCATGACTTTGAAGTCAGTTCATCCAATAAAATCGACGATTTCAATGCGCGTATGAAAGAGCTGGTTCAACAAATCAGTACCGCTAATAATTCAGTTGATGCTTTGAAGCAATTAGTTGCGACTTGGACCAAGTTGGTTGAAGAAAAGAGCGTCGCTATTTTATCAGCAGACAATATTTTTACTGGAGATATGCGGGTAAAAGGTACGGCGACATTCGATAAACCCCTGAAGGGTTACACAACTGGAAATTCTGTTCAGTACTTTAGTAGTGATCAACCACAACAAGATTTAAACAGCGTTGAAAATATTAAAAGTATGCCAGCTATGACTCGATCATCTGCTTACTATACAGACAACAGAGTCAAAAATAATCCGCTAGACTCAGAATATGTTTTAGTTGAAACGGTCAAAATGACTGCTTTAACAGCTTATCAAACCATTACCACGCAAAATGATGGACAAGGTGAAGTAAAAAAGCGGTATATCAAGAACATTTCGACTGGTCTTGAATTTACGGATTGGGTGACGGTTGAAAAATGGTCACCATGGAAAACGTTACTTCCTTATTTCACGTCCGACTTCAAACAATATTTTGCGAATGGTGATGGATTACCACAATTTCGATTTAATGGTCAATCAGTGCAGTTGCGTGGAGCTTTTACGCCTACTCGCATTATTAAGCCTGCTGATACTGTGCAACAAATTCAAATTGCTAAAAACTTGCCATTTAATTCCAAAACTTCTCAATATGTCATGCAAACTTGGTCGGAAGCAATTCCATATACATTACGGGTTGAGCGTAATGAAATGTGGCTGGAACGAATTTATAAAACCGATGGAAGTGTTGGAACACTGCAGCCGACGCATTTGCTTACCTTGGGTGGAAGCTTTGCATTGGTATAAGTTATAGAAAGGAGGACGATTTATGAACGATTTTGAAGAAACTGATATTGAAATTATGAAGAAACCGAATGATTTTAAGTATCGTAAATACAGTAAAGTAACGCATGAATTCATTGCGGGAACTGATGAGCCATGTGACTCAACCGATGTAGATTTTGCGACGACTGATGTATTGTTACCCGATGAAGTTGCGAACTATGTTTTTGATGAAAGCATTCAGATGTGGCGGGGCATGGATAATGAAGCGTTTCTGAAGTATAAGACAAATTTGTATGTTCCAACGGCGTCAGCTGATGATAAATGGAAAGCGGCAGTTACGGCTCAAAATACATTTTTGATGCAACAAAATCTAGGTTTGACTAAAACAATTACGGACTTAAGTAGTCGAGTTATGGAACTAGAGGCTCAGAATAGTGAAAAAGAAACAGAAGGGGTAATGACTGATGAAGGAAATGTATAAGAACTTTTACAAGATGGGGTTGATGTCAGCTCAAGATATTTATGACATGGTCATCTATTTACCAGCTTTTGGATTTACGCCATTAGATTATGAAGAAATTACTGGTCAAACGTGGCCAGTAAAGAAAGTGGCATAAGAGCTATCTAAAGTTAGGTGGCTCTTTTACTTTGTTTTAAGAAAGGAGAACATAATGGGCGCATTTTTCCCACATGATTTGGTGGGCTGGGTAACAATAGGAGTGCCTTTTTTCGGAGCGTTGGCTTGGGTTTTAAAAGTAACCGTCGGTGATAAAATGAGCACCTTAACATCAGAACTCAATAAGCTTTCTAATATGTTAGAAAGTTATGATGCTCGACTGGATAACTTAGATCGACGCACCTTTAAACTTGAAATATTAGCAGGAATTGAAAAGGAGCGAGAAAATGATGAATAATATGGTATCAAATTCATTTTGCACATTGATTTTGACATATGCCATTTGTACGGCGATTAAACAAACGCCGATTAGTACACGATGGTTACCGTTATTTAGTGTAATCGTGGGGGGAGTTATTGGGTTCTTAGTTGGTACTTTTATTGAGCCAACGCATTTAATGGATAATCTAGTAATTGGAGCTTTCGGCGGTGCTAATGCAACATGGTTAGACCAAATGGTTAAACAATTAGTGAAAGGTGAACAACATGAATAAAAAATTGACCAAAGTCGCATTGAGTGCGGCTTTTTTGTTTGGGGTAGGTTTAACAGATCCAAATATTAGTGCCGATAGTTTTGGAACTGATGTTTCAAGCCATCAAGGTGTTATTTCTTATAAGACCAATGGGTTTCAGTGGGCACACATTAAGCTGACAGAAGGTACAGGCTACGTTAATCCGTATGTGACTGCACAAGAAGCACAAGCCAAACGTGAAGGAGTACCATATGGCTTTTACGTTTACTTAAAGAGTAATCAAAGCCCAGAAGCGCAAGCTCGGTTTGCGTACAAGATGTTAGGAAAGGAAGACGCAACTAACCCTAAGATTACACTATGGTTGGATATTGAAGAAAATGCTTGGGATGGTAATCAATTCCGTGGCGATGAGCCTAAGCGTTTCCTAGACGAATTTAAGCGTTTATCAGGGCGCAAGTTCACAGGCGTGTACATGAACCGACAAATGATTTATGCCCATCCTTGGTATGATCTAAAAGGGTATAAGTTGTGGCAAGCCATTTATCCAACGAGTGGTAACACACAATACTATCCATATGCAGTATGGCTCCGTAATCAAACTTCTAATTTACCAACCTTTGGTAAAGCTGACATCGTCCAATATGGTGATGGGGGTGGTTTGGATTGGAACTATAATTACGGAAACTACCAAGACCTAACGGGCGTTAATCCATATCCACATACACCAAACAAGCCAACCACAAAACCAAAGCCAGCGGTTAAGAAGACAGCAACATTCAAGAATGTCTACGTCCTTGATAAGTGGCATAAATTGGGTCAGAAGTGGTATGTTTCAAATAAGGATTTCAGTATCCCGGTTGAAGACTACAATAACTATATTCCAGCTGGTTCAGTTACGCTAACTGACCGATATGGCCATAAGTTGAAGAACCAAAATGGCCAAGGGAACAATGGCAAGATGGAATACTTTACATTGAATGGCAAGTATAAGGTGCTCGCTAAGTCAGGAAGTAATGTCAAACTTGAAATTGGCGGCGAACCAGTTTGGCTGAAGTCTAAGTACGTGACAATTAAATAAAATGTGGTAAAGTTAAGTAGTTAATGTTTTTCCAATAAACATTAACCCTTCAATTTTCGATACACGAAAAGCCCTAGTAGGTGATCATAACTGGTTACTTACTAGGGCTTTTTTATTGCCACATCATTGCCACAAAGATAATGAAATTGCTGGTATATGGGAGTTTTTAAAGTTCAACAAGAAGTATGGTTTGAAGTAATTATACTTCAATCTAAACGCTGGCATGACGGCCTAAACGCTGTTGTGCTGGCGTTTTTCTTTTCCTAGAAAGTAATCGTATTGGATATTTTGTCTAAGCATGTCTGTATATCTAGTTTTCAGATTAATAATTTTTAGTCCATGACTTGTAATATATTAAGATTTGGGGCTAAATATATACTTCAATATCGCATATATAGTAGACTAATGTTGAAAGAATCAAATGGGATTTAGATAAGGGAGTTAAAATGAACAATCTATTAGATAAGCAGCAAGTCGCGGATTGGTTATTAGGAACGGCACATGATGAGGGAATGGAGATTTCACCCAAAAAACTACAAAAAATAATGTACTATGTTTATGCGTGGGGATTAGTTTTTTTAAATGAAACAGGGGATGACCTTCAAGAATCGATATTTGATGGTAAGTTTGAAGCCTGGGTTCACGGGCCTGTAGACCCTGATATTTATCGAGAATATGCTAATTACGGGTATGAACCAATTAATACGGGAAAAATTACAGTACCCAAAATTCATAATGAGGTTGTTGCAGATGTCTTAGATCAAGTTTGGAATACCTATTCTCAATTTAGTGCTAACCAACTTGAACGGTTGACGCATTCAGAATTGCCCTGGAAAGAGGGGCGTAAAGGATTAGACCCATTTGAGCGGGCGCATGATCGAATTGATGATGTAGTTATTTTTAACTATTACGGTAATGAATTAGCTAGGTAGCATTTTTTAAATGAGTAGAAATAACAATAGAAAAATACAAAGGCCTAATATTCCAGCCAATAACATAAAAATTCCTAAACCGACGATGACGACTGTGTTTGCTGAAAATGATTTAGGTAATAGAAAAGACAAAAATAATTTTCAGCAAGAATATAACAAGCATTTCAGATTTAGAACGTTTGCTAATTGGTTGGACGCTACAAAAACTGGTGATTTTACAAATTATTGTAAAAATGCAGAAGAATTTTCCAGCGATATATATTTCGTTGTTCAGAAAATTATTCCTTGGTTGTATGAGAATGCTTATTCGATATTTATCAATGGAAGTGCGAAGACCACACCGCTTAGAAATTCTCATTCGATTAAAGGGGAAGAAGTGATAAAGAAAGTTAGAAATGTAGCTAAATGTATAACTGGGGAAACTTATGACGATCCTGAATTAGATTGGTGGCAAATAGGTGGACAAAGGGGTATTAGAATAGTTGGAGTATATGCTTATCTTGAACCCGCGTTTTACCCTGTGTTTATTGACAGATATCACTTAATCTATCCCAGTGATAAACATAATAATAACGTTGTTGACTATAAGAATAATTCTTATACACCAAAAGAGTAACCATTAAATTGGTTGCTCTTTTTTGCTATACTTATTCCTTATTAAGGAGAATGGGTATGTTTAAGTTTTTAAAAGAGTATGGATTAATAATACTATTAAGTTCATGTATATCAATTTTAGTAACAGCAATAGTTGTAGGAATATCTTTAGGCGGGGAAGCGTCTGATCGTATGGCAACATGGCTTAGTGCAATAGGTACGGTTGGCGCGGTAATTGTATCTCTGTATTTAGCTAACAGGCCTAAAAGAGATGGAATTTTAAAAGTTTATCAATTGATGGTTATGATATATTTTAACCGATCAGATGAATCAATTGTATACATAAAGGCCTCTGGCATTTTTTCGAATGTAGGAGAAACCAACCTACTAATATCGGGTGTTGAACTTCACATTCTAAATGAAGGTAGTAATATAACATTAATTGATAAGAAGAAAGTTGAAGATAGCGTGTTAATTGAGCCTGGAACATATGAGACAGAAACTTATCATGTAGATAATTCTTCGCGTAATAATTTTAATCAGATGTTACATAACATTAGCAAAGAGCAGATTTTAAAAGAAGCTTACTTGATTATTGAGTTTGTTGATGGGAGTAAAGAAAAATGTAAATTCAAAAGTGTTGAGCCTAAATACGTAGATTTCGAATAAACATATTAGGGAGTAATTAATACGGTTACTCTTTTTGTACATAAATTTAGGAGACACCATTTTGGAAAATAGATTGGTTAGTGCAATGCATGAATTAACTGGTGTGTTGCATACAAACAATAAGGAAATAAAGACATGGATGTAAAAGACAAGCATATCTTTAAATACTACAATAATCGCTACTTCATGATTACGCTGTTAGTCATGCTTTTTGCTGACTGGTTTATTGATAATTTTCTATTCAAACAAATTGAAATGATTATGACGGTTTATTTTGTCATTGGTCTTCTTCGTGATACCAATGATAAGAAGAAAAATAAGGTTAAAGCCAAGCACACTACTGAAGGCTAGCGGGTGTATCTAATTCAGGACACACAGCTTAGTTTGAAAATCAGTAATACTGAGAATCACGCAAATTAAGAAAGAGGCAATCAATGATGATTGTCTCTTTCTTTGCATACAAACAAGCCAAATGCCAATAAAAAACATTGTGATTTCATTTATTCTGTAAGTTGGTCCAAGGGCATTCTACTTGTGCAATTTGTGATAGCATGAACAAAGTTGTTTTAAAACCTTTAATTGCAATAATACTAATTGTATAATAGAGGCGTAAATCGATAATATTGATGTATGTAATACACAAGGAGGATTGATTATGGCTTTAGATAATGTTGTTGTTGCAGGTGGCGGTACTTTAGGAAGTCAGATTGCGTACCAATCGGCCTTTAAAGGTAAGCACGTGGTCCTTTATGATATCAACGAACAAGCACTAGCAAACGCTAAAAAAAATGTTGATAAGTTGGATGACCGATATCGTGAAGATATGGATGCCACTGATGATCAAATTCAAGCAACTCACGAGCGCATTAAGTTTACGGATGATTTGGATGAAGCGCTTAAGGGAGCTGATATTGTCGTTGAAGCTATTCCCGAAGACTTGTCAATTAAGAGTGACTTTTACAAGAAGTTAGCCGGTCACTTAGATGATGACACCATTCTGGTTTCAAATACCTCAACTTTACTACCATCACAAATTGTGGAATTTACTGATCGTCCAGACAAGTTCCTAGCACTTCACTTTGCTAATGAAATTTGGAAGCGTAACCTGGCTGAGCTTATGCCAGTGACAACCACGGATAAGGCGGTTGTTCAAAAGGTAAATGACTTTGCAAAAGAAATTGGTATGAAGCCAATTATGTTGACGAAGGAACAACCAGGTTATGTTTTGAATTCATTGATTGATCCATGGGAAAACGCAGCGTTGCGTCTATGGGGTCGTGATGTGGCCGAACCAGCTGATATTGATAAGGATTGGATGGTGGCCTTCGGAACTAACATGGGCCCATTTGCCTTGATGGATATGGTTGGATTGGAACTTGTTCATGAAATTCATTCACGCCAAGTTGCCCCAGGGGATGTCGACTTGTTGCATGGCCTAAATAAGATGCAAAAGTTAATTGACGCTGGTAAAGTTGGACAAAAGAGTGGTCAAGGATTTTATAGTTACCCAAACCCAGAGTTCCTAAATTTCTAAGCAAGCAAGTTTAAATAATAAGTGTATGTGAATGCATATATATAAACGCGTGATAAATGCACAAAAATCGACATACACAGCATTAAAAATAGAAAAGGGGGGCACCAAAACTGGGGCCCCTTTTGTGTATATCAATCTTAAAACAACAATAAAGATATAAAAATCAAAGAAAATCCAAAATCTTAGAAAACTCTTTCAAATGCGATGATAAAGCGATTTTGTTAAATGCAAGTTTGTGAAATGAAAAGGATAGGTCAAACGTTTTAAGCCTGATGAAAGCGGTGGTTTATAGCTTGTTAATAAAAATAAATGAAAAAAACCTAATGCTTGCAATGTATTTGTAACATGATACACTTTGTTTGTAACATAAATTAAATAAATCAT